GCTGTCCAAGCAGCTAAGATGGGTATGTCGTTATCAGAAACACAGGGTGTTAGCGAAGCGTTCTTAGACTTAGAGGGTGGAGCAGAATTAGTAGGTCAAATTAATCTACGAACTGGTGCTAGTTTAAATGCATTAGAAATGTTCAACTTAGCAGCCAAAAATGATACTGTTGCTATAATGAACAGAATAAATTCAGCATTTTCTACACCGCAGGGTATTAGGTTTATTGAAGATGCGCCAGGTCTTGCTAAACAGTTTGCTGGTCAGTTTGGGATGAATTTGAAACAACTTCGGATTGCTGCTGGGTTAGATAGGGACCGATCAAAAATTCTAACAGCTGATGAACAAACACAGAAAAATATATCAGAATTACTTGAAGCTCAACAGACAACATTTGAAAGAATAAAGAATACCGTGTTGGAGACTATTTTACCACCATTTAATAAGGTAGCAGAGAAGTTAGGTCAATTTGTTGGTGGTTTGGGTAAAGGAGCAATACAAGGTGCGGTACAAGCCGCGGCCGTTTTAGGCGGTGCAGCTTTAGGTGCATTGCTTCTTAGGGGAACTCGCCTTAATCCAATGTTTGTGCAAAGTGTAGGTGTAGGTGTAGGTGGAGGCGGCGGCGCTGGTGGTGGTGTGCCATACGAACCCCGCGGTAGCAGTGGTGGTACGAGGGGGAGTAGACTCGGCAACTTCGCCAGGAATCTCGCCGCTCGCGGCGGCAAGCTCGGAAGAATTGCTGGTATGTTAGGCACTGGTATAAAATTTGGTGCTACTGCGGGTAAGGCTATGCTAAAAACTTTACCATTTCTTGGGGCTGCTATAGCTGCTTACCAAGCATTTACAATGTTTCAAGACGGAAATTATTTAGGCGCTGGTTTGACAGCATTAGGTGGTTTAGCAAGTTTTATTCCCGGCCTTGGCACAGGTGCTGCTCTTGCATTAGGAGGAGCTGGTCAAGCAACTCAATTATTTGGTGCTGCAGCCAAAGGTGCTGTTGTTAGTTCACCAAGATTGTTTATGGTCGGTGAAGAAAATAGAACAGAGGCTATTATTCCTACCGAAAGAATAAGAAAAGGTCTTCCAATAGATGCTGGTGTAGCGAGAGAGTTAGGTTCAATAGGTGTGCCTGGCTATATGACAGGTCTTGGAAGTATGACAGGAAGAAGATCATCACGAGCAAAACGTGAACAGATAAGAAGTTCTCAAGCCACAGTACAACAAGGAGCACAATCTGATCCAGCAGTTATAAGAGAAAGAGAACTAGCTTTTGAAAGAGCTGCTCAAAGAGAGCGTGATGAACAACGTAGAATGATGCAGAACATTGAGCAAAAGACATTACAAATACTTGAAGAAGAAAAGAAAGCAGCAAGTAATATATCTACCTCTCACGGAAAATTTAGCCGCGGTGTTAGTTTGTTCCAACGTATTCAACGGGCCGCTGGACAATATACAAGAAAAACTTTCAATAGATTTGCTGATAATCTAAGAAAAAATAATGGTGATCTACGTGAAGCGTTAAAAGATACATGGGCACAAACAGTTGGTGATATGAGAGACTTACAAGCTAGATTAATTGGTAAATTAGAAAATTTTATA